GTGCATGAGCGACGGGATGCACTACGGCAAGATTCCCGGATGCGGTGACAAACCAACGCTGCTCCAACCCGGCGCCCAGAAGCTGACCATGATGTTCGGGCTTGCCGACACCTACGAGATCAGCCGCGAAGACCTGCCGAACGGCCACCGCGAGTACACCGTGAAGTGCCTCCTTGTGTCCAAGAGCACGGGTCTGGTGCAAGGCTCAGGGGTCGGCCTATGCTCCACCATGGAGAAGAAGTACCGCTATCGCAACGTGTCGGACTTCGAGATCACAGATCAGCCCATCCCGCAAGATGCACGCGAGCGCAAACAGGAGTACCGCAAGCAGGGCTACGGGATGAAGAAGGTGGACGGCCAGTGGTGCTGGGTCAAGTACATGGACTCGACCCAGCAGGAGAACCCGGACATCGCAGACACCTACAACACGGTGCTCAAGATGGCCTGCAAGCGCGCCCTCGTGGCCGCCGTTCTCAACACTCTGGCGGTTTCGGACCTCTTCACCCAAGACGTTGAAGACCTCGGCAGCTATGCCATCGACTTCAACCGACCACCGCAGCCGCCACATCAGCCAGCCGAACCGCAGCCGCAGGAGGACCCGCGCAAGTTCCTGTGGGCGGAGGTGGCCGACCTGAAAGCCCAAGCCCTCGCGCTGGGCACCAACGAGGAGGGCATCACCTCGTGGCTCGCCGTCAACATCACGAACCAGGACGGAAGCCCCAAGCAGACCAGGTACTACACAGCCGAGGAGATCATCAAGCTGCGCGACTTCCTCGCCATGAACATCGCCAACCACGAGCAGCTGGCAGCCCAGGAACCCGAGTACGTCGAAGAGGCCGACTACGTAGCGCCAGACCTCGCCGACCACGACATAGCTTTCTAGGAGGCCGCGCATGGGAATGGTTATACACGATGACTTCTGGGCGGCTTGCCAAGCCATGCCAGAGAAGCAGCGCGCCCCGTTCCTCTACGCCCTCGCCCTGTACCGATTCGAGAAGAAGGAACCGAAGGGCAACCCTCCGTGGTTGCCCACCTTCATCGCCTTCAAGCAGCGCATCGACATGGGAGACGAGGCGAGCGAGCGCGGGCGCAAGATGGCGCAGGCAAGATGGGGCAAGCAGAAAGCGCAGGCACCTGCGCAGCAGGATGCACAGGCACAAGCCCAGCAAGATGCTCAAGCATATGCACAGGCAGATGCCTACGCATATGCACAGGCATCGAATTACCCGGATGCTGAGGTTGAGGATGAGGTAGTAGTAGGAGAACCCCCCTATAGTCCCCCCATGCCTGGCAGCTTGGAGGATGCGCCGTTCTGGTTGCAATGCCTCGCCTCCTTCAACGATCTGATGGGCACCACCTACACCACGATGCCCGAGAAGTGCCGCCACATGCTCGAACGGTCCGCGTCGGCCTTCACGGTCGGGCAGGTCCGCTCCATGGTCGC